AATAGAAAACTAGACACTGGTGCAGCGGTCTCTGCTTATCATGTTACATGCGTAAATGCTGTTATTGTTTAAGGGCTTGTGTTGGCTCAAACTGGCGGGGCTTAGGCCCCGTCCTTTTTCTATAGTTTACAAGGGGATAATATGAGATTGAACGGGTGATATGTTATGTTGTAACAATGGTCCGACAGTGTGAAGGGCTGGCCCCTCGCCCTCCGAGTGTCAAGAAATACTTTAGAAAACTTGCGTTTTTATCCGTAGTGTGACTTTTTTGCCATACCCCAAAGGATAGTCAAGGACTATTTAGGGTCCCTCAGAAAATTCTGGCCGATTTTTACCATCGGGCGTATCCACCCCTATCTCCAAAATAAAAAAAATACTTTAGGTGTTGCATATATGTCACACTAGTTCCCACGGTAGCCCATAGCCCACTAAACTTTCTTTCCTTTGTTTTCAACAGTTTAACATCCTGCGACAAAAAAAAAGTTTACAGTGGCAAAAAAAAGTACCATACTATAGTGTAGAGGTACTATACTATAGTATACTAAAGTTATAACTACTCACATTATACAAAATAGATTTAAACTAAAGTTATACTATAGTACCCTACAACCCCCCAACAGTATATTTATTTAGGTGTCGTGGTAATGGACAAAATAAAGTATAGCGAAAATATCGCAAAAGCTGTCCGTAGCGGTATCAGGAATGGTGTCGCTGTTAAGGACATTATGGCTTCTATCCAGAAGTATCAACAAGCACCTTCCTCATCTGCAACCTTCTATAAGCTCTATGGTGATGACATAGCAGCAGAGAGGGCAGATATTGTAGGTATGATTGGTTCTGTCGTGATACAACAGGCCCTTGACGGTGACTTTAAGGCAGCAGAGCTATTCTTACGCAGTAAGGGTGGTTGGTCCCCAACACAAACGAATGTTGAAGTTGAGAGCAAGAGCGATCCCGATGAAGACGTTAGTGCTATTGACAGTTTGATGACATTGTTAGGCAAGAAAGATGACTCTTCCAATAACGGCGAAGGATCTGAGAACGTTACCCGACTCAGAAGTAGCTGAGATACTAAGGTCTTTAGGTCCAGCTAAAAACGAAGAACTTAGATTTAACTGGGAGTTTTGGGCTAGACCCGAACAACTAGAACCTAAAGGTGATTGGAATGCTTGGCTTGCACTTGCTGGTCGTGGCTGGGGTAAAACCCGTGCTGGTGCCGAATGGGTCCGACACAGGATCAAGAAGGGCGATAAGATTGTCCACTGTGTTGCCCCAACAAAAGGAGATGTTAGGCGTGTTATGGTTGAAGGTGACAGTGGGCTACTTAATGTCTGCTGGAAAGGTGATAGGACGTACCGTGGTAAACAAATTGGTTTCCCTATATGGTCCCCCACGAACAACACGCTAACTTGGGAAAACGGATCGAAAGCCGTGTTCTTCTCCGCAGAGGACCCAGAACGCCTACGTGGACCCCAAGCCTACTCAGCTTGGACGGACGAACTGTGTGCATGGCGAAACGCACAAGAAACTTGGGATATGATGATGTTTGGCCTCCGTTTAGGCCGAAAGCCACAGGTTTTTATCACAACTACGCCAAAAACGACAAAACTGCTCCGTAATATTATTTCTGACCCCAAAACGCATATTTCTAAGGGTTCTACGTTTGATAACGCAGATAACTTAGCTGATACGTTTATTGAGGCGGTCAAGAAGACCTACGAAGGTACACGCCTTGGTAGGCAAGAGTTATATGCAGAGATCCTTGACGAAGCATCAGGTGCTTTATGGAATAGGGAACTCTTACACAAATGCGAGATAGATCGGGATGAGGTTCCAGCCTTGTCCCGTATTGTTGTATCTGTAGACCCTGCTATTACTAATAAGACTGACAGTGACATGACAGGAATTGTCGTTGCGGGTATTAGTGAGGATGGCGTAGCTTACGTCTTAGAGGATCACACAGGTAAGTATTCACCAAAAGAATGGGCTTCAAAAGCCATAGAGCTATATCACACCCACATGGCAGACCGTATTGTTGCGGAACGTAACCAAGGTGGTGATATGGTCCGACATACCTTGCAAACAGAAGATGAGAACGTCCCGATAAAACTAGTACATGCTAGTCGTGGTAAGATGGCAAGGGCAGAGCCTGTGTCAGCCTTATACGAACAAAAGAAAGTTAAGCATGTAAAGGGACTTAATGATTTAGAAGATCAGATGGTACAGTGGGAACCTCTAGGGTCCATAGGCTCACCAGACCGTCTTGATGCTTTAGTTTGGGCTATAACGGACCTATCACTGAATGGATACGCAAAACCACAGCTAGTACTAGCGTATTCCAATGCCAAGGGTTTAAGATAAGATGGTAAAGAAACTCTCTAAAACGGAAGCTACCTCTATACTGGGTGTAGCTGGCGATAATACACGTAACGGACAAATCCGAGCAGATGAGTTTCTAACCGAACTGCGTGGTAAGAAGGCCATTAACAAGTTTCGTGAGATGCGGGACAACGATAGTACAATAGGTGCGGTTATGTACGCAACTGAGCAGGTACTGCGTGATGTTGATTTAAAGGTCCACCCCGCCAATGATACCCCTGCGGCACAGCGAGAAGCCGACTTTGTACAATCTGTACTAGCTGATATGGAGCATTCCCTTGATGACCACGTTGCAGAAGCATTATCGTCGCTATCTTATGGATTTGCTTGGTTTGAGGTTGTATATAAGCGTAGGGGTGGCCCTGCTGATACAAACCCTAAGAAGAAGTCTAAGTTCTCTGATGGACGTATGGGTATCCGCAAAATTGCTATTCGTGCGCCTTGGACAGTCTCTAGGTTTGAAGTAGACAAACAGACTGGTGAAGTGTTAGGTATTTATCAGGAAGGCTCTTATGCTGGAACTAACAAACACTTTATCCCATCTCGCAAGAGCCTCTATTACAGAACTACTACTATTAATGGGGACCCTTCTGGTAGGTCTATTCTTCGGAATGCCTATACTAGCTATCAGTATCTTAATAACCTACAGGCTATTGAGGCGATTGCCGTGGAAAGAGAGTTGGCTGGTATACCCGTTGCTCGTATCCCTAGTGAGTATCTTTCTACTGATGCCACAGCCGCTCAATCCTCATTTGTCGCTAACTTACAGCAAATCCTACGGGACGTTAAGTTCAACGAACAAGGGTACATTATTACTCCTTCCGACACCTACCCCGATAGTAACGGAAGCCCTACCAATATCAGACTAGTAGATGTCGAGTTAATGGCATCGAACGGTAAGAGGAACATTGAGATTGATCCCATTGTTCGTCGCTACCAGCACGATATTGCACGTAGTGTGCTTTCAGAGTTCCTTATGCTTGGATCTCAGGGTGGATCGTATGCCCTGTCCAAGTCAAAGACAGATCTGTTCCTTCGGGCATTGGAATCATACATTCAATCTATTGTTGACGTACTCAATAAGCAACTAATAGAAAGCCTCTGGGAAATTAACGGTCTTAACTATGACCTCATGCCAGTTATTAAAGCTGGTGATGTTGCTCCACATGATCTTCGTGAGATTGCTGGATTCCTGCGTAACCTCAACGGCGCAGATATTAACGTGGCAGATCATCCAGAAGTTATACAGAACCTCATGGATATTGCTGAATTGGATTATGACCCTGACGTTGGGGTTGAAAACGAAACAACAGAACAGGAAACAGAATAATGGCATTTCTTAATGACCGTGTTTTTGACAATGGCCTTACGGTTTTAGACACCGAAGCCAACGCTATTCACGTAACTTCACAAGAAGCTGGTGACTATACAGAAGCAACAAGCACATATACCCTTGGTAACTCTACATCCCTTGCTATCGCAGCCCCAACTGATAGATCAGGCGGTGGTCGTAAGGTTGTAGTATCCGCTATTTCTGACGGATCTATTACAGGTACAGGAACAGTTACACACTATGCTATCGTAGATACTGGAAACAGTCGCTTGTTAGCAACTGCTGCACTTACAGCATCACAGTCAGTGACCAACGGTAACACATTTACCTTGGCTACATTTGACATTGGTATCCCAGACCCATCATAAGGTTTAGATTATGGCACTTGTTCTTAAAGATCGTGTAAAAGAGACTACCACAACTACTGGTACAGGAACTTACACACTGGCAGGTGCCGAAGCTGGGTTCCAAGCATTTTCTGCTGTAGGGGATGGTAATACAACGTACTATGCCTGTACTAACAATACTGAATGGGAAGTTGGTATTGGCACGTACACAGCCTCTGGAACTACTTTGGCACGTACTACCATCCTTGCATCCTCTAACAGCGATTCATCGGTTAATTGGTCAGCAGGGGAAAAGTTTATATTTGTCACGCAGCCCTCTTCTAAGGCTGTATATACGGATGCTAATGGGCAACTAGTAGCTACTGAGATTGATGAGTACTTAGACTTTAATACTGCATCTAGCAACCCCTCTCATTCTGAGGGACGGTTGTTCTATGACCAAACTAGGGACAGTATAGCTTACTACAACAGTAACAGTGATCTAACTATACATACTGGTCAAGATACAGTACTTAGGGTTTATAACGACACTGGTTCAACTATTACTGCTGGTTCTCCTGTATATCTTACTGGGGAAACTGGTGCAGTACCTACTATTGCTAAAGCATCCGCTGCATCAGAAGCCGCATCAAAGGCTATAGGTGTATTATCATCTGAAATAGCCAACAGTAGTTACGGTTTTGTCGTAACTCATGGTATTGCATTTTTTGATACGTCCAGCCTTACGGTAGGTGAGCGTGTACATGTAGGTGTTACAGCAGGGACTCTAGTTACTCTTCCACCAACATATCCTTACTACACTACAGATATCGGTCTTGTGTTGTTATCTAGTGCAAGTCAGGGATGTGTATATATAGAGATACAACCTCATACGTTTGACGTACTGAGAATTACAGGTAATGCCCACTTTGACCAAGACCTTACTGTTGACGGTGATTTGGTTATCAACGGCACTCAAACCATTACCAATAGTAATAACATTTCTTTGTCAGGTGCATTCCAATACCTTAACTCTGGTGATACTATCTCAGACATTACCTTCACGGGTAGTGGTGTTGACGATATGCTGTTCACTGGTCACTACAATGGAACGTCATCTAACAAGACTTTCTATGTACGGATCAGCGATCAGCATGGCTCGCCAGATAAGTTTGAGTGGTCCCTTGATAACTTTGCAACCATCGAAGCCACAGACATTGACATCACTGAGGACAACCAACTCCTAGAGGATGGCATTAGCGTAAAGTTCAATTCCGATAATGGTCATCATGACTTGGACACATGGTCTGGTACAGCCTCTCCTGTAAATGTAGATACAGGTATTGGTTCTAACCGTAATACTGGTACTTCTGGTGTAGGTTATACGCACATAGGTATGTTCTATGATATATCTACAAACTACTGGACGTTCTTTGATGAGTATGCCCCAGAGCCTACAGGTACTATTGATACATCTGATTCATCATTTTCCTACGGTACTATTAAAGCTGACTTAGTAGGTGGTGTTACTGGTGCAGTTACAGGAAATGCAAGTACAGCATCTACCCTACTTAATTCTAGGAGTATTTCTCTTGGTGGTGATGTAACTGGTAGTGTTAGCTTCAACGGAAGTACTGACGTTACCCTTACGGCTACAGTAGTAAACGATAGTCACACACATGACACTCGATATGTACAACTAGCTGGTGATACTATGACTGGTACATTAGAAGTACCTACGGTAGATCTTGGTGACTGGACTATTACTGAATCTGGTGGAGAACTTATATTTCAATATCAAGGTGTAACTAAATTTGGCATGGACTCTAGTGGCACAATGTCTGTCGCTAATGACGTAGAGACTGACGCAACCTTCTAAATAATAATAATAAGCTAATAGTGGGAACACGAAGATGGCAGTTAAGATAAGCGGCACTACAGTTATAGATGACAGTAGAAATATTACTACTGATGTAGGTACTGTAGACGGACGTAATGTAGCAAGTGATGGTACTAAATTAGACGGTATTGCCACTGGTGCAGATGTTACAGCAGATAACATAGATGGTGCGCTTACTGGATTAGGTACTATAACCTCTGTAGCGTCTGATGATGTTGTTGCGGTATATGACACCTCTGCGACAGCTTGGAAAAAAGCTACTGTTGCTAACTCAGCTTTAGTTGGACCAACAGGGCCTACTGGACCCACAGGTCCTACTGGCTCTACTGGACCTACTGGACCTCAAGGGACAAAAGGTCAAAAGGGAGAGGTTGGTACAACTGGTAACACAGGTGCTACTGGTCCTACAGGAGCTACTGGCGCTAAGGGGCAAAAAGGCGAAGTTGGTGTTACGGGAAATACAGGGGCTGATGGCGCTAAAGGTCAAAAGGGTGAAGTTGGCTCTACTGGCCCTACTGGTTCTACTGGTCCTACAGGAGCCGCAGGACCCACTGGCCCGACAGGACCCCAAGGTGCAAAAGGCCAAAAAGGGGAAGTGGGAGTTACGGGATCGACTGGTCCTACTGGCCCAACAGGTCCTCAAGGTCAAAAGGGACAGAAGGGAGAAGTGGGTGCTACTGGATCTACAGGACCCACAGGATCTACAGGTAATACTGGACCTACTGGACAAAAAGGACAGAAGGGTGAAGTGGGTGCCACTGGCGGTACTGGGCAGAAAGGCCAAAAGGGTGAAGTAGGGGCTACTGGTGGTACAGGACCTACTGGTGGTACAGGACCTACTGGACCTCAAGGACAAAAGGGTCAAAAGGGTCAAACAGGCTCTACTGGTGGTACTGGACCTACTGGTCCTACTGGACCTACTGGACCTACTGGTGCTAAAGGTCAAAAAGGTGAAGTTGGTTCTACAGGGTCTACTGGTGGCACTGGACCTCAAGGACAAAAGGGTCAAAAGGGTCAAACAGGCTCTACTGGTGGCACTGGACCTACTGGTGCTAAAGGTCAAAAGGGTGAAGTAGGGGCTACTGGTGGTACAGGTCCTACTGGTCAAAAGGGACAGAAGGGTCAAACAGGCTCTACTGGTGGTACAGGACCAACAGGTCAAAAGGGTCAAAAAGGTCAAACAGGATCTACTGGTGGTACTGGGCCTACAGGACAGAAGGGACAGAAAGGACAGAAAGGCGCTGGCGGCTCTACTGGTCCAACTGGCCCCACAGGATCGTTCAGTGGATCAGGTGCATATGCAGCTAATGCTTGGGTAAACTTTAATGGTCAAGGTAGTGTTAGTATGCGTGATAATGGGGCTGTAAGCTCAATTTCAGACAGAGGCAATGGATTATATACAATAAATTTTAGTAGTGCTTTTGGAAATGCAAGTTATTCTGCTGGCGGGTCTGTTGGATTTAATGGGTCGGGAGGGGATTGTTGGCAGTTTCATTCCAATCAAGCTAGTTATCAAACCACTACTGCATTAAAAATTCATGTGAGTAGATATGTAGCTGCTTTTGATCCATTAGTTTGTTGTGTTATAGCTATTGGGGATGATTGATTATGACAAAATATAGAGTAATCTTTGATGATCCAGACGCCCTTGACGAACCAACTAAGGTTCTTGTGCCTTCTCAGAATTGGTTAGACCAAGCTATGTCTGGAAACTTGCCGCCTATATGGGTGTATTGGCAGCTTCAAGACGATGAGCAAAAAGCTATAAAAGAAGGGCGTCATGAAACATTTAAACATGACCCACGCAAACACGCTTTGCAGTGGACTGCTCCTCGCATTGGACCTTTAACGGAAGAAAAAGCTATGGAATATTTATGTATGAAAGACTTGCCTCGAAAGTGCTGGTCAGAGAAGCATAACCGTCCAATGTTTAAGATCGTAAGAACAGAGAAAGTGCCAACTGACAAACAGTTTCGCAATGCTTGGGAGATGGCAGTATGAGTGCAACATTTATACAAATAGGAGCTACAGAGTATGACGCCTCAGACTACACAATCCCAGCGGAGCGCACTTTTCGTGAGGGTTGGGAAGCTAACGAAGATACAGCCGTAATCTCTGTCAATATGGCAAAGGCTAAAGACATCTGGCGTGATAAAATACGTCAGGCTAGGATTGAGCCGTTAGCCAATCTTGATGCAGATTACATGAAAGCCTTGGAGACTGGCGCAGACACCACAAGTATTATTGCACAGAAACAGGCTTTGCGTGATGCCCCCGCCTTACCGTCTATAGATGCCGCAACAACCCCTGATGAATTAGTTAAAATACAACCAATACCTAATGTAACAATAGAGTGAAAATAAATGACCCGACAAAATTGGCAATATTGGCACAAGTCAGCAGATGTTGACGCCATTCTCGACATAGCTTCCCGTGAGACTGTTACGGATGCTACTACTTTTGGTGGAATGAATAATGAACACCGAAGAAGTAAGGTAGCTTGGCTGACAGGAAATACAGATATTATGAACATGATGTGGCCTTATGTAGAGTCAGCCTCTAATATCATGGGTGTATCTGTAGTAGCTATAGCAGATTTTCAGTACACAGAGTATCACGGTAGTCAAGAGGCTAAGTATGATTGGCACCACGATGTTGACTGGAATAAGAATGATGGCAGGGATAGAAAGTTATCTATAACTGTGCAGTTATCAGACCCAAGTGATTACGAAGGTGGTCACTTTGAGTTTATGGAAGTAGAACAACCTTTACCCGAAAGTAGAGACAAAGGTACAGTACTCATATTTCCATCGTACCTACAACATCGTGTAGCGCCAGTTACGTCAGGGGTCCGTAAGACTTTGGTAGCTTGGTTTGAAGGTCCTAAGTGGCAGTAGTTTACCAGATATCCTTACATGGACATGCTTATGACGCTAGAGGTAAGGACTGGGACACTGTAGAGGCTGAGACAGGCTGTAAGAGGGATACTGAGTGGCGTGACCCAATTTTAGGTAGGTCACTGCTAGTGGCTGAGTTTGGATGCGCTGTGAGCCATCTGAGGGCTTGGGAAGCTATAGCGTCATCTAATAAGAATGGCATTATACTTGAAGAGGATGCTGTCTACCACCACTTCGATGCAGGTCAAGTAGACGAATTACTAAAGGTTTATGATAGTGCATGGTTGGGATATAGGTTTAATACTCTTGGTTATTGGTATAATTGTCACGGTTATTGCATTAGACCAGAAACCGCCAAAAAGCTAATAGAGGGCTTTAAAGATCAGGTGATACCTTGTGATGAATGGGTGCCACTAAAGTTAAAAGATATGAACAACTATTTCTACCCCGAAGAGATAGTAAAACAGATACCCCGTGAAGTACGTCCAAGTACAATAGAGGAACCCGACATGAATATGCACATTATTACAGTAGGTACAGATGAAAGCCGTATGTGGGCTTTAAATCAATCTGCTGCACACTATGGAATAACAGTACACAACTTAGGTAAGGGCTTAAACTGGAATGATCCTATGGAGGGTTATGCTGGAATGCCAAAGATTGATGCCGTTAGTGAGTTTGTAAAAGACATCCCCCCAAAGGATGTAGTCTTGTTTATGGATGCTTACGATACAGTCTTTGCTGATGATGCTCAAACTATACTAGAAAGATTCAAGGGTTTTAATGTAGATATTTTGTTTGGTGCAGAAGAACATCATTGGCCTAACCACGACATAAAATACCAGTTTCCAGAGTTACCTGATACTCCCTATCAATATTTAAATAGTGGACTGTACATTGGTTATGCTGGTCCTTTGTTTGATTTCTTGTCTTCTAAGGCTAATGTACCAGACATGGGTGACGATCAGTTATTCTGTCAGATACGGTTCTTACATGAGAGTCGTGGCTTAAAAGTAGCTATGGACACTGAGGCTTACATCTTTCAGAATCACGACGAAGAAGTTGTTATAGTAAACGATCAGATTACAAACTACAGAACTAATTGTTGTGGTTGTATTTATCATGGTAACGGTGGTAATGAAGCTAAAGACAAGTTTAACAAGATTGTTGCTGAACTTGGATATGCAGAAGAAATAAAACAGCCTACCGCATACCTAATGACTTTAAACTATGACATGGTTGCACCAGAAATTATTGTAACCGACTTCTTAACTGAAAGCCAATGTCAATACCTTATAGACAAGTCAGAGCAATACGGAAACTGGGGTTACATGGAAGGTGATAAGTTTCCAGCCCAAGAGATCCGAATAAAGAAACTTGGCCTATGGGAAGAGTATGAAAGACTCTGGAAAGAGAAGTTAGGTAGAATATCAGAACTTCATTGGGAACCTATGCAACACATTGGTTTACGTGATGCCTTCACAATGAAATATACCCCTGATACGCAGAAGTCCTTGGGGCTACACACTGATGCCTCTCTTGTTACTGGTAGTGTAAAGTTAAATGAAGACTATGAGGGTGGAGAACTTATATTCCCACGACAAAACTTTAGTAATATAAATGTACCACTAGGCAAGTGCATCTTATTTCCAAGCGAGGTTACTCATGGTCATTATGTACCAGACATACTCAAAGGTACAAAGTACAGCCTGACAATGTGGACCTCTCGTTTTGAAGGTGATGTAAACTAGGAGTTATAAATGTTTGGTACTAGCCCTTTTGCTGCCGCTACCTTTGCAGGTATGGGGTCAGAAGAATATGAACTTACGGCTAGTGCCATTAATACGGGCGCTCCTTCCGTACCAACTGTTGCAATGTCAGAAGAGGAGACATTTTCCACTACTGGCGAATTAGTTTCTGGTTTACCAACTCTAGGTACTAGTGCATTTAATCAAGGTCAGACACTAACTGCTACAACTATAACTACTGATGCAACAAGTGTACCATCTATAGCAATGTTGGAAGAAGAAACATTTTCTACTGGTGCCTTAGATACTGGTAATCCTTCTGTACCTTATGTTGGATTTGAACAACAGGTGCCATTGTTAGTTGGGGATTTATCTACTGGTTCTCCTACACTAGATACTTCTGCTATAGGTCAAACTCACGTTATTTCTATCGGAGCTTTGGATACTGGTATTCCAAGTGTACCTACAGTAGCAATGTCGGAAGAAGAGACATTAGCTGCTAATGCAGTAACTACTTCTGCACCTGAGATTGATACAGCAGATATAACAGAAAACAACGTACTTTCTACTGCGACAATTTCTACTGGTGCTGTTTCTGTACCAGACATAAGTATGTCAGAAGAGGAAACACTTTCTACTGATACCTTGGATACTGATGGTCCAAGTCTTGATACAACCACTATAAATCAAGATCACGTTATTTCTACTGGTGCCTTAGATTTAGGAAATGTAAGTGTCCCTGATATAAGTATGTCAGAAGAGGAAACCCTTGGTGGTAGAGACATTGATGTACAAGACCCCGAAACACCAAGTGCGGATTTTGGTCAAGGGCATAACTTCAATACAACTGAGCTATCTACTACACCAAGTGTACCTTCTGCTAGTATGTTTGAAGATGAAACATTTTCTACAGGAAACTTAGATACTGGTGCAGTAAGTATAGGTACAATAAATATTGTACAAGAACATGAGTTAGGCACCCCAGACAATATTACAACTGGTGCATCTAATGTTGTATCTGTTGACTTTACTCAGGGTCACACTCTTGCAACAGAAGGTCCACTAGATACAGGTGAGCCAGAAGTTGACCGTGCCTTAAAGACTGGGGATCACAACTTAACTACACCAGAGTTTCTAATGAATGGGCATATCTTAGGAACAGCTTTCTTCAACCCAGCATTCGCAAGAACAGTAGCTGGCACTAAAGAGAGAATAGGTAATAGAACAGACTTTAAATCTGGTAACAGCGCTACAACAACAACTGGTAATAGGATTAAGGTGGGATAATGGCCTTTAGGATTAAAACGAATGACACCTCCCCAAAGCTAGGTGTAACGCTGAAAGATGCAGATGGAAATGTGGTAAGTGTTGCTGGTGGTTCTGCAAGATTTCATATGAAAGCATATGGGTCCAGTACTTTAAAAATAGATGCTACTGCAACTATAACCGATGCACCAAATGGTAAAGTAGAGTATGTTTGGTCAGCTAGTGATACAGATGTAGCGGGTACTTACTATGGAGAGTTTGAGATTACTTATGGTGATGCCAGTGTAGAGACTTTTCCTAACAAGGGATATTTTACAATTATTATACAAGAGGACCTAGACTAATGGCAAAAGGGTTAGCTGCAAAAGTAAAAGAACATAACGCTAAGTCTAAGCACAAAGTTACGACTAGTATGCTACAGTCCGTTTACAACAGGGGTGTTGGCGCTTATAAGACTAACCCATCCAGCGTAAGACCTAATGTTAGCAGTCCCGAACAATGGGCAATGGCAAGAGTAAACAGCTTTTTAAAGATTGTAGCTGGTTCTAAGTCTGCAAATCACGACAAGGACTTACTACCGTCTAGCCACCCCTCTAGCACTAAGAAGATGGACGATGGGTATTATGTTGACAAAGCAGACAAACCCCTAAACAAGCCTTTCCGATTACCAGCAGGTTCTAGTAAGAAGTTTGGTGTGTATGTAAAAGATGGTGACAAGACTAAGAAAGTTACCTTCGGGGACCCTAATATGGAAATTCGTAGGGATGATCCAAAAGCAAGAGCCAATTTCCGCTCTAGGCATTCCTGTGATACAGCAACAGACAAGACTTCCGCTAGGTACTGGTCTTGCAGAATGTGGAGTGGAGCTACCGTGGGAAGTATAACAAAAGATATAGAAGGTAAGATCCTAAAGGCCGACGAAGAACAGCGTATGGTCTATGGTTGGGCCTCAGTAGTAACCGAAAAGGGTGAAGCTGTAGTTGACCGCCAAGGGGATGTTATCGAACCAGAGACACTTGTACGTGCCGTAAACAAATTTATGGAGCATGTTCGTGTCGGTAAAGAAATGCACAAGGGGGATCAAATTGGGGCGGTTATTCATTCTATGCCAGTCACCAAAGAGATTGGCGAAGCCCTTGGCATCCAGTCTGACCGTGAAGGTTGGGTAGTAGCCTTTAAGGTCTACAACGATGACGTTTGGGAAAAGGTCAAGACTGGTGAATTAGCCGCCTTTAGTATTGGTGGTCGAGCCGTAAAGGAGGACTATGATGCCTAATTTACTAAAACAACTTGAACTTGACGAACTATCTCTGGTTGATCGGCCAGCCAATGCACAGGCTATGGTATCCTTGTTCAAGAGAGACAATTCCGAAGAGGAAACAATGGAAAAAGCATATAACATGACAGAAGAGCAAGAGAAGAACTTAGATAAACTTCCACCCGCACTTCGTGACAAAATCCGTGAGAATATGGATAAAGGTATGTCTTACAATGACGCTATGAAGATGGCAGAAGAGGACATGAAGAAAGCAGAAGATGCAATCTTGGAAGAGTTAGAAATCGACACTCTGAAAGCAGAAAACGAAAGTCTGCGTAAAGCTCTTATCGACAATGGCTTTGTAATCAAAGCTGAGTCAATCGAAAAGAAAGTAGAGCCTGAGTACTTAGAGTATGAAGGTGAGCAAGTAAACAAAGCTGACATCCCAGCAGTAATCTTGAAAGCCTTGGAAGAGGCAGAGGTTGCTAAGGCAGACGCAGAGTTGACTAAGAACGCAACAGAAGCACTACCTCATTTTGATGTAGATGTTGCTAAGTCACTTGTCGCTAAACATTCTGACGATGAAGCTGTAATGAACGTCTTGAAAGCTGCTGACAGTGTGTTCGCAGGTAAGATGGAAGAAGTTGGAAAGTCTGATGCAGATGGAGAGTTTAGCTCTGCTGCTGACGCACTGGACGCAATGGTTAAATCCTACATGGATGAAAACTCAATGAAAAAGTCTGAGTACGCTAGAGCCTACGCTGCTGTCGCAAAGACAGAGAATGGTAAAGCACTCATTACAAAATCCTATAAGGGGGAATAAAGATGGCTGTAATGCAAAGCCGTGATACACGCACAATGATAGCTGGCGAAGATTTGTCTGCTGCACAATTTAAATTTGTTACACTAGAGGCAGATGGTCAAGTTGACTTAGCTGACGCAGATGGAGAAAACTGCTTTGGTGTTCTGTTGAATAAACCAGATGCAGCAGGGAAAGCTGCAACTGTAGTAGTCTCAGGTAAAGTAATGGTTGTTGCCGCAAGCGCAATTACTGCTGGTGATGAAATCGCCGTAGATGCCGCTGGTGAAGCTCAAGAACTAACTGCTTCCTCATCCGCAACTGCTGTCACTATGGGCTATGCTCTGGAAGATGCAGTAGATGGTCAAATTTTCGCTATGGAACTTATCCAAGGCGGTCGTTTGTCTGACCAATCATAAGACATAGAAAGGAATATATAAATGCCTATGTTGACACCAAGTGCGGTCCATATTGACCAGCCACTTACAAACTTGACCATTGCTTATGTTCAAGATCAAAATGCGTTCATCGCTGATAAAGTATTTCCTGTAGTTGGCGTTGAGCGTCAGTCAGATAAATACTACATCTATGACCGTGATAACATGAACCGTACAGGGGACGTTAAAGCCTTAGCTCCTCGTACAGAAGTAAACCGTATCGGCATGTCACTGTCAAACGAAAGCTACTTTGCTGACGTATATGGCCTTGGTATGGACTTCGATGAGCAAACTCTTGCTAACGAAGATGCAGCCTTGGACATTCGTTCTGCTGGCGCACAAACATTGACCAACCGTTTGTTGA